CGTCCAGCCGGGCAAGACCGGCGGACAAACCGGCGGACTGGGGCTATGCAGTCCATAGTGTCCGGTCAATCCTTAGTGACTTAATCAGGTATTGCCGACCCCGGATTTGCTGGGCGTTTTGTCCCGGTGCGCCAGCCTGTCCACACCCCCCGGGGGGGGGTGGGGGAGGGGGGAGGGGGGGTCTCCCCCAGCGGGTTCCACCACCTGGACTTTTTCTGCAATAAGCCCTGCTTGTACTGGTCATTAGGCCGTCTAATACCCTGGCCCGGAGCCGTTGATCGGCTTGACAGGTGTGCTGTCGCCCCCCTTAATAATCCCCCATTCCCCCCTTTAGTCCCCCAGAGGGGGAAAGGGTTCTTGTGAAGCGAATGTGAATGAGCGGAATGAGAATCCTTGGGGGAACCAGATTGACGAAGTCAAGGTAACCTATAGATCCTTAAGGAATGGAAGACATTTACAAGGAGACTGAGGTTATCCGGCTTACCGGATTGAACAGGAATGACCTGAAGGTGCTGCGAGAAACGGCTCTTGAGGGTAAGCATTGGATGCGCAAGCCCAGGAACGGGCCGAAGCACCTGTGGCCTATTTTCTGGACGAAGGAGGGGATCGAGTTTGTGCGTGGTAAGACCGGGATCGATGCCGAGGTTGTCGAGGAATTGAAGGAGGCGGTTGTCGAGGAGAAGCCGAAGACTGGGGTGGTCAAGGGCAAGTTCCGGAATCAGCGGATCATCCTGTGCGAGATCGAGGACGGCAAGTCCAAGAAGCAGGTGAATGTGTTGGTTCGGGACAGTAAGAACTTCGTGGTCGGGATGGTCGTACCCCTGCGGTCTGACGGGGTCAGGTGGGTCGCCGCCAAGCACCCCCGGTTTGGAGGTCGCTGGTAATGGCTAAGAAGAAGCGGAGCCGGAAGAAGAAGCCCGTTCCGGACTATACCCAGCACCTGGACGATCAGATGGAGGGTGCGGTGATGGATGCTATCCTGAAGATCAAGCCCTACTGCGACAGGGGAGTGATGATTATCCGTAGCCCTAACAAACGCTGGAAAGTGGTCACTTTTGGCAGCGGAAAGGCCGAAGAGGAGTTTGAGGAGGTGCTTTCAAGCGCTCTTAACATCGGCGCAAGAGCGCTACTTGAAGGCTCAGAAGGCTCGACCCGCTGGGAAGCCTGAATTCCGCCTTGGTAGCACAATGGCAGTGCGCCTGTTTTGTAAACAGATGGTTGTCGGTTCGACTCCGACCCAAGGCTCCACTTTTCATTTGACTTATAACCCCCATTAGCAAAACTGATCATACTATGAAGTCCAAGAAACACGGAAAGAAGCACGAAAAAAAGGAGGGTATGCGCAAGGAGCGAGGCGAACACAAGATGCCTGGCTACTCCGCTATGGAAGGCTTTGAAAAGGCGATGCACGGCAAGAATCGTGGCGCTGGTTTCAAAGGATACAAGGGATCTAAGGGCGGAATGTGATCCCTATGCTTCCACTAAATCTCGATGACGATGATGAGTGGGAGCCAGACGCATCCGACCTACAATCCGTAATGTTCCTAAGGATCAAGAGATATGGCAGACTACAAAGGCCGTAAAGTTTCCATCAACAAACCTTTCCGTACCCCCGGCGCTTCCAAGAAGTCTGCCGTCTATGTGAAGGCTGGCGGAAAGACCAAGATCGTCCGTTTCGGAGACCCGAATATGTCTATCAAGAAGAACGACCCTGCTCGCAGGAAGTCTTTCCGTGCCAGACATAAGTGCGCCAAACCAGGCCCGAAAACCAAGGCTCGATATTGGTCTTGTAAAGCCTGGTGAAACTGACTCCGCATCCAGTCATCAAGTTGCCTTCGACTGAAGAGTTGAAGGTTTTGGTCGAAAAACTGGGATCGGACGAAGTCGCCCGAATTCTACGAATTCGGGAGGAGAAGATCTTAGCGGAGAAACAAGACCCCTACCGCCACGGATACGAGCCATTTCATTGGAAAGACGCTGACTCGCTGCTTTCCAAGCACCAGGAACTCTGCGTGCTGGGCGGCAATCGTGCTGGCAAGACAGAATGGGCGGCGAAACGCATCGTGGCTGCTATGGTCAATACGCCTAATGCCCGTGTGTGGTGTCTTCACACGACATCGCAGTCCTCGATCCAGATGCAGCAGAATGTCATCTGGAAGTACATCCCCCCGGAGTACAAAGGTCTTAAGAAGGGTCGGGTTACCAACATTCAGTATTCTCAGAAAAACGGGTTCTCTGATGGCACTTTTATCTTCCCAAACGGAAGCCAGTGCTATTTTATGAATTATGCGCAGGAAAAACGGGTCATCGAAGGCGGCGAGTGCGATATCATCTGGTGTGACGAACTTGTCCCTTTGGATTGGATCGAAACACTCCGCTATCGAATTGTTACTCGCCGTGGTAAACTTATTGTCACTTTTACCCCGATTTCCGGCTATACTAATGTCGTAAAGGAGTACATTTCTGGCTGTAAGGTGCTGGAAAGCCGGGTTGCGACCATTCTGGATCAGAAAATCCAGCATACGCCTGGTGTTCCGCACGGACATATGCCTTACAGGGCTAAATCCAGAGGAAAAGATGCTGGAGTGATGTGGTTTCACTCCCAATTCAACCCTTACAACCCTTTTGACGAACTTTGCCGTACTTTGGAGGGCAAAACCCAGTACGAGAAGAAAATCCGAGCCTACGGATGGGCAGATGGCCTTGCCGGAGCGCAATTCCCTCGATTTGGCGACCTAAACGAGATCGATCCAGACAAAATCCCAAAGGAAGGTACGAATTATATGGTCGTTGACCCTGCCGGGGCAAGAAACTGGTTTATGGTGTGGCTACGAGCGGTAGGTCAGGGTGAAAACACAAAATGGTATGTCTACCGGGAATGGCCTGATGTGACTTATGGGGAATGGGCGCTTCCGGACACTAAACTGGACGGGAAGGCCGGGCCTGCGCAGCGAGCAGGTGGTGGCAGGGGTCTTGTCGAGTACAAGGAACTAATCCGTGAACTAGAAGGGGACGAGGTGATCGAAGAGCGGTATATTGACCCCCGTGCAGGCGCTACGCAGGCTGCAACTAAGGAGGGAGGCAGTTCCCTCATCGAACTCTTGGACGAAGACCCAAATCCTATGTTTTTCCAGCAAGCCGCAGGTGTCCGTATCGAAGAAGGCGTTGCGATAATCAACGATGCCCTGGCGCACGATCCAGGTCAGCCTTTGTCTCCGATTAATGAGCCGAAACTGTATATATCCAAAAAGTGTGAAAACCTTATCTATTCCCTTCGTGAATGGACGGGTGCAGATGGCGAAAAGGGCGCTTCAAAAGACCCTATCGACTGCCTGCGATACTTGGCGGTTATGCAACCGGAACAGTATGCCCCTGAGGCTTTCAAGTGCAAGGGGGGCGGCTCGTACTGATGGAAAGCCCTGATAACTACCCGATGCTGCTCTCCAGATCTATGGCAGAGCGCCTAACTGGTATTGATGTCCGTGAATTGGACAAATTGCGTAAATCTGGCATTCTCCGGTGTTATACTACCCTTGGTGGACAGCATCGCTTCCACAAGTCATCCCTTTTGCAATATATCGAATCTAAATCACACCCCGTATGCTCGACAGAGACTCCCAGCGAGACAAACTGACTTTTGCCTCAGCAACGCCAGATATTGGCAACCTTCAAAGCGAACTTGAGCGTTCCCTGTATAACGGCGGCAATGTCGCTCGCCTGAACAGCAATGACGACATTCGTCTGGCTCGATGGCAAGGCCAGGCTGACGATGGCAAGAAGTACAGTCATTTGATGGACGAAGGCGAGTCTGTCTTCCCGTTTGAGGGTGCTTCCGATGTCCGTTGCCGCCTGGTCGATCAGACAATCAACGAACTTGTCGTCCTTTTGGTGTCTTCGTGGCAGTTGGCTCGCCTGCGTATTTCCGGCACTGAAGCCAATGATACCAGCACGGCTGGCGCTATTCAGAACCTGGCGAACTGGATGGTCAGTAACCGCCTGCGTGCTGAACTTGAGCGTGAAGCCGAACTCTGGGCGCAGTACAGCCTTCAGTTCGGATGGTCTGCCGTCCATATCGGATGGGAGCGCAAACTTGGTAGCCGCAATGTGACTATCACCCTTCCTGAACTGGAACTTCGTGCCGTCAATGGCGATGTCATTGCCGCAGAAGCCATCAAGGAACTGAACCGCACGGGCGCTAGTGACCTGACCTGTAACATCTTGGCTAACGCCCTCAGTTGCCCCGAGACTGAAGCCAGGCGCATCGCTGAAGAACTCTTGTCTACTGGCGCTTCAACCTACCGAGAGCAATACGCCGTAAGCAATGCTCCGGCTGTCGCCGCCCTGAAGCCGTTCGATGAGATCTGCTTCCCTCCAGAAACTCTCGATCTTCAGGATGCCCGTGTCATCTTCCGCCGCACCTTTATGACCGAGGTGGAGATGCGTGAACTGATCGAAACCGATGGCTGGGATGCTGCCTTTGTCGAGGAAGCCGCTAACTGTGCTGGCAAGTCCTCTTGGTACGCTGATCCTAACCTTGTCCCGACTACTACCAATGTCACTAACACGATCAATCGTGCGGACAACCTGGTTGAGATCATCTACGCTTATACACGCCAGATCAACGAGGACGGCATTCCGTGCATCTACTACACAGTATTCTGCCCTCAAGTCCAAGAAAGCCTGTACGCTAAGCACGATGTCCTAGACTACGCTCACGGGCAATATCCGTTCATCGAGTTCCGCCGTGAGCGCCTGCGCCGCTCCATCATCGAGTCCCGTGGTATCCCTGAGATTGCCTATACCGACCAGATGGAGATCAAGGCTCAGCACGACTCTATCCGTGACCGCACGGCCTTTGAGACCCTTCCTCCGATCAAGGTCAAGAAGCGCCTTGGCACTCAAAACATCATCCAGCCTGGCGGTTTGCTGCCCGTGACTACTCCGGATGACTACACATTCCTTTCGCCGCCTCAGGGAAATCCCGCACTCGCCTTCAACCTCATTGATCGTGTGGAAGCCCGGAATGCGGCTTATTTCGGCCTGTACCACGCCAGCATCCCGCCCGTCAAGACACAGACAACCCAGCAGTTCCTCGTCAACAACTGGCTTACGGCCTGGGGTCGTGTGTTCAAGCAAATCGTCTCCCTATCGATCCAGTATATGGATGGCGGCGAGATCGAGCGTGTCGCCGGAGTCCCTGTTGTCCTACAGCCGCAGGAGATCACCGCTACCTACGACTTCAATGTTTCCTACAACATCAAGGAACTCGATACGGACTATGTGATGGAGAAACTCAAGGCCATCTCATCCTTTGTTGTTCCGCTTGACGCTGGTGGTGTCATTGACCGAAACAAACTCACCCAGCGCTTCATAGAGGCCATTAGTCCCGAAGCCGCCAAGGATATCCTTCTGGATCAGGCTTCTGCCTCTCAGAAGATGTATGAGGGTGTCCAGAACGACATCGCCAAGATGATGGCTGGTATGGAGCCGCAATATGTCGAAAACGACCCGGCTGCTAAATCTAAGTTGCAGTACGCCCAGGATATCCTCTCTAAGAACCCGAAGGCTCAACAGGCTGCTCAGGGAGACCAGCAATTCCAGGCGCTTCTTCAGAACTATATGCAGAACCTACAGATGTCTGTATCCCAGCAGGAAAACAAGACAATCGGACGCTTTGGAGTTACCCCTGTG